CCATTGTGCGTTTATCATATCATCTATTGTTTGTTGTTGTGCCATATTAAATAGAATACCATACTGATCTTCTATTGTCTTGTTTAAATATTCGTTAACATTTGTGTCTACGATTGTAGATTGTGTATCAAAGAATGATCTTGTATTACCAAGTATTTGCATAACTATCAACGTTTTCATTTGAGCAGCGTCATCATATCTTGCTTTATCATCAATTTTTTTAACAATTTTAGTAGCGGCTTTTTCTTTTGCATTTGGTTCTTTTACTGGTTTTTCAGATTCTTCAGTTTCTTCCTGTTGTACCTCTTCTTGTTCGGTACTATCTTCAGCCTCCACAGGGGATTCCTCAGTAGTTTCGCTATCGGGTTCGGTTGTTTCTTTTTCTGTTGGTTGCTCATCTACTTCTTTTACTTCGGGTTCGGGAGCCGTGGTCTCTGGCTCAGGCATCTCTTCTACAGAAGCTATTTCCATTTCTATTTCAGCTTCTACTGTCTCTACATTAATTGGCACTTCCATTTCCATTTCGGGAGAGGGTAAATCTACTAATGGCGGAGGTGTAAATTCCATGTCAAAATTCATCTCTAATTCTATTTCCATTTCTACTGTTTCCATAGTGACCTCTTCTGTATCTGGTTCAATAGGTGAAAAATCTATCATACCATCGTCTATACTTATATCGTTATATTCAAAAACCTCTTCTACAAAATCTAACTCTGTTGGGTCAAATATATCTAAATAATATATTTCCTCTATTGTGGTTATTTGTTGAGTTACTATTGTATTAATAACATTATAAAATACATTAACGGTTACATCATCGAATAAAGGACCCACGGCAAGATTAATATCTCTACCGCCTACTTCAATAACTACTTTATTTAATACACCACCGAAATCGAAAGACCCATTATAAGACTGGTAGCCTGTTGATACTCCAGATTCAGACAAGATGTCAGTGCCTGAAAAGACCTGGCTAGTTCCATTAAGTCCTGTAATGTGCATGTATATTCTATCTTGAGCATCTTGTTTATCTACTTTAATTGTGTATTTAACCTCTCCACCATTATCTATTTGTAAATCAGAAATATCGACAGTTTGTATAAATGTTGTACCCATACCTGATACACCCATTGTTGATGTTGAATTACCACTACCTGTAATCTGTGCACATTTATCTGAACCTAATCCATAACAAGAATTACCAGTAGGCATATTTGCAGAACCTTGTCCACCCCAATCTTGATCCATGTCTCCTTCATATTTTGAAGTTACATAATCATTATCGCCATCAAGAATATCTCCTGAGTCTTCGTTAGTGACCGTGGTAGTTGTTGTGGTAACAGTTGTTGTGGTAGTTGTAACTATTTCCGTGCCTTTGTCTTCTTCAGTAATGTCAACTTGTGTATCCTCTGTGACAGTTACTCCAGGAATACAAAGACCTTCGTGGTCAATTAAACATTCTGCTTTAGAATATGAGGAAGCCAGTAGTAATAAGGAACAAAGTCTTATAAAGTGCAATATGACCGACATCACTTAACTCTCCCTCTACAGGTTTACTTGCCTGTATATATTCAGTTTTATATTTACTTCCGTCAGGAATCTCTGATGGATTTTCACTCCAGTATTGAGCTGCCTCAGCACCGATCAAACCTCGTACAGGGCACGGGGTCCCGGCATCGGTCATTGCAGACCAGACACGTGAGTCTTGACAAAGAATAGATACGGCTGCAACTTTCATGCCGTAGCCATACATGGAACGACTTAGCTTTAATTTTTGACACAGCTCATCGTCTACTAAAATTCCTGTAGCAACTCCTAAAACATTATTTTGCACACTTCCGCCAATACCCACTTTGCATATGTCACTATTTGAATTGGCTATAACTGGTGCATTTGCGGTAGGTGGAGTTGAGTTGGTCACAACCGTGCTTGACACAGTGTTCGTTTCAGCGTGTAAATTTTTTTGAAATAAAGTCAAACCTAAACAAAGAACTGCTATGTATATAGCAAATAAAAATTTAAACTCTTTCACTAATCCACCTTACTCATAGACCTAATAAATTCTACACCCTCAATAGTTTCTATTTGTGCTTCAACTTTTGCACAAGATACTCTTGCGGTATCTGATTGCATATTGCGTTCAATGATTCTTTTCTTTTCAAGACAATCTTTAACACCGTCCGTCACAGTGTGTTCAATCATAGTGCCACCTGAGAATAAAATTAAAGCTATAATAATTTTAGTTACCATTTTGCCTTACCTTGTCTTTTAATTCTTCTATATCTTCTAATGCTTTTTCCATATCAGTTTGTAGCCTCATAATATTAACTTTGTTGTGGGCCATGTTCTCTAAATCTTGTGACATACCTTCTACTTGTTCTGATACAAATTCTAACAACATAAACTGTTCTTGATCTATAGGAGTTTGATCTGCGTTTTTTACTAAATCGGCTTCAAATAAAGTTGCTCTAGTTTCTATATTATTTAGTCTTTCAATAATACCAAAGTAGGCCCATACTGCTGTGGCAGTCACAGCTAATAAACCTAATAAATTTTTTAAGGGTAATCCTATTTCAGTTTGTTCTGATAAACTTGGCATTCTCTACCACTGTAATGGATTTCTGCTATCATCATAAGTCTTGATCATGTATTCTTCCATCCAAATTATTTTTTCTTTTATGACGGCAATATCTTGTTGCATTTGTGCAACAACATCAGCTTTTTTTTCAACAGCTTCAAGACGTTCAGTCCACATACCCCATGTCATTGCTAAAGAAGCGACAATACCTATTAACCAAATCATGTCTTTTTTAGTGAATTCCATTATGCTATTCTCCCTAAGTTTTGATAATAATTACTTAAATTAGGATCTGCAATGCCTCTTTGTGCATAGGTAGACAAGTTAAATTGAGGAAAATTACTATAAATAGAAGGTGGGGCACCTGGAACTAATCCTGGAAATGTTGGAAATGTTGGAAATCCTGCTATCGGAGGTTGAGGAAAAGGAACAATAGGTGGTCGCGGTGCGCCAGGTGGTGTAACTGGTGGTGGCACTACAGAAGGTATACCCGCTTGTCTATCGTCACTTTTTCCCTGTCTTAATTTAAATCTAGCAGCCGCTATGGCATCGACTAAACCTTTATTGCCAGCTTTAACATTAGTTCCTATATCCATCCTTGCTAAGGCCTCTAATTCTGCTTGTGTTGTAGCTTTAAATCCAAACCCACCCTCTTCAACTTTACCATAATATTTTTCAGGGTTTAAAGTTTTTAAACTTTCAGTTGCACGTGGTCCGAGAGCCTTTAATGCTTCTGTTTGATTCATAAACTCGTCAGGAGTTCCAATACCTATATTTTGAAGAAAACTTAATTCTGGATTATTGGCAAGTTGTGATTGAACATTTTTTATTAGAGGGTCGTCAAGACCAAATATACCCTCATTAGTTTTTTCTAATAAATCTTGTATCTCTATTCCTGTGTCTTCTCCGTCTATCTTTAAAGTATTACCTAAAAAAGCACCAGTAACTTCAGGATTATCTAATTTTGATTGTAACTGAATATATTGTTTATATTCTTTATTAGTAAGATTATTTATAACTTCTTGAATATCTTTTCCCTCGTCTATCGCTGTTTTAAATTTTTCTAGCATAGACTGACCAACAACATCGTCTCCAAAAATGGTGCTTGCCATTCCCATAAGATTTCCAAATGATGTTCCGTCTTTTAATATATTTGGTAAACTAAACTTATATTGTTGACTTGGATCAAAGCCATAACGTTTTTTAAAAAAGTCTCCGTATATCTGAGGAGCACTTTGAGCTTGTGATTGAATAACATCCTCTACAAAGTTTGGCGTTATATCTTCATCTTCAATTCTGTCCCTTGCCTCTCGCTCAGTAACAACAGTAGAATCAGTTCTGTCTCTAAAAGATTGTCTTTTTGCTCTGTCAGCAGCTTTAGACGTATCCAAACGAGCTTTCGGTTTAAAATCTTTTACCCTTTCAGAATAGGATTCATTAATCCCACCGCCATCAAGGCTCATAATACCTTCAGGACCTTTATTTGGTTTACCTTTCATAGATCCGTGTATGTTAGCTTTTACAAGCATATCTATTTCTGGTTGAGTTATGTAAGCTAATTTAGTAGGTGGTGAGTCAGGACTAGACTGCCACTCTCTAGGTGCAGTTACGTTTTTAATTTTTTTATTTAAAAAGTTTTTCATTATATTACCCTTTGCATAACTTTACGTGCGTTCATAATACCACCTTTTGAGGCGAATGTAATCTCGTTTGGCCTGTTAAATAATTGTTTTCCACGGTCCATGACACTTGGGTCGGCTGCCGCTAAATTGTTTACAGGCTGTGCAATGTTTGCCTGTCCTAACCTTGAAACATCTATAGGTGGAGCAGCGTTTATTTGAGATTTTGCAAGATCTAAATTATTAGGAGTAGGAATATTATCTATTTCTGGAGGCACCACTTTAATATCTCTATCTGGTACTGCTGTTTTATGTTGATATAAAATACCTGTATCTTTTGCTTTATTTTCATCCAAAGAGACATCAATTTTATCTTTTGCTAAACTAGAAATAGCGTCTGATATAAGATTTAAATTTCTTATAGAAGTAGGACTATCAAGTGCTAATTCATTAAAGAGACCAGCGTGCACTTCACTAGACAACAATCTAGAAACAATTTTGTTTTTAAGTAAAGTAAATCCTAAATTAAGAACATCAAAAGAATTAATAAAGTCAGCTGCTTTTCCACCAGCAACAATACTATTACCTGTGTCAGAGGCACCTGTTAAAGCAGTTGAGTAAAGTTGAAAGTTTTTTAAAGCGTCCACGTAAACATTATCTGGATGTTGAAAAAACTTCATTAAATTATCATTTTTCAATAAATTATTTATTTCCACTCTAAGTTTTCTTGTATCTAACGTATCAGTTAAAAATTCTTTACCTTTTCTAGTATTTAATATTCTAGATTTATTTATAATATCGTTAATAATTTCATATCTAATAACTCCAGCAGCGTTTGAATTAACACCACCGAGTTGAATTATAATATCTTCTACTTTTTTTTCGGTTCCAAGTGTCGTTTTTTTAGATAAATTTTGAATAGTTTGATAAAGTTCTTTTTGATTTCCTTTCATAGCTTGAGCTACAATACCGTCAACCAATTGATTTTGGTTAGAAACAATTTCTTTTATTTTATCAACTTTAGGTAAGTATCCATCTCCTAATAAAATTTTTAATGAAGCTGGATCTTTTGCTAAAAATTCATCAAGTATTTTTATGCCGTCATCCGATTTAATTACGCTATTGAACCAAGCTTTTTTCATTATTTCAAAAGTTTCCTCAGCTGCTTTTTGTTGAGTTTCATTTCCTACTCCAGATTTTAAAAGATTTTCAATTTGAACTAATTTTAATGAACCATCTGGTCTAATAAATTGTTGAACAAGCGTGTCAATATCGCCACCTTTTCCTAATGCTTGATGAAAAAAAGCTAAACTTTTAATATTTTCAGCACCTTCCATATGACTATTTAATATTTTCATGTTGATTAAAAAATCTTCATTACCTTGAACAAATGTATACTCGCCTTTGTTATTAGGTTTCATTACTTTTACTATTGACTCGTGCATTTTAGATGCTGCAGCTACAACATCAGGATCTTTTGAAGTATTCATTACCTTGTGAAGGTCTTCTCTTACTTTAATTAAAGTTCTTAAATTATCTAAACCTTTATTTTTTCCTTTGTTAACTGAACTAATTGTAACGTCCATTTTTTGTAAAGTTTGATATGCATATTTAAGCTCTTCTGGTATATAACCATAAATACTTTTTTTAGGAGTTTTAAAAACTGTTTCTCCATCAACTTTAACTTTAATATCTTTAGGTTGAAACTTTTCTATAAATTGATTTATTTGTTTACCAAATACTTGTTTAACACCATATATGTTAATATTTGCTGTTTCATCTCCAACACTGTTAATTAATGTGCTAGTTTTGTTTGCTCTAGTTTGTCTAGAAACTATATTAAATCTATTTATGGAGTCTAATAAAGCTGCGTTAGCATCATCAAAATTAAATCCTTTACTGTCAAAAAATTTAATATCATCAGCCACTTTAAGAGCTAAAGCTTCATTTAAAGATTGTAGTTGTCCTCTATCTAATTGACCCGTACCATCTCCTATGCCGAATTTTTTTAAAGCTTCTTCTAAAGATGAAATTTGTTTATTTACTATACTATCAGGATCTCCTACAAATTCTCCTGTTTGAGTATATATTCTTCTAATTAAAGGGTTGGCCACTAACTGTGCAAAAACTAAAGGTTCTAAATTTAATTTTTCTGCAGCTTCAACCATATCTGGTGCTAAATTTATAGTTCCCGGTTTACTTCCTCCAAAGAAAAATCCCCCTATTTCTTTTGTAATTTTAAATAGACCACCTGCTAATAAACTGTTAATATAATCATCACTTCCCGTAAAAACTTTAGAGACATCAAGTTCTTTAATTGACTCTATATTAGCGTACTCTTCTTCACCCTTACCCATTAAAAATTTATTTAATTCTTTTCCTTTAATACCTAAATAATTACCTATCATAACTCTAACTGTTGGAGGTAGTTGCCCCCAACCAGGTATTCTACTTGTTCCTAAAGCTATCATTTCACCAGCAAGTTGTTCATCTATAACGGCTCCAGCGACTCTTCCTACTTCTGCAAAGTCTCTTCCGTAAGGATTAACTATTCTAAAAGTCTCATCGTTCTTATTGTATTTAAAAATTTCAAGTTTCTCTGGTTCTTCGTCTCCAAAATTAATAGGAAGACGTTCGTAAACTCCTTCTGGATAATAATCTAAAAAAGTTTTTTTTCTGTTTTTAAAAAATTTGTATCTAGATAAACTAAAAGCTAAAGCTTGATCTTTTAAATTTTCAAGTCCTATATTTTCAACAGGAGAACCTACAACTTTAGATATAAAATCTGTTTTATTAGTTAAAGCCTCTTTCTCAGCTTCTCCAACCTTTTTAACATATAAATTTTCAGTTGTACCTGAAATAAATTCTTGTCCAGGTAAAGGTAAAACATCAAAAAACTTTACAAAAAAGTTACTATCTTTTGATTCTTCTTTTGCCTCTTCAAATAATTTTTCTTTTTTATCCTCAGAAACTTTAAAAGTACCTTGAGTATATTCTGGAAAAAGTTGAGCTTTTGTTTCTACTGAAACATCTTCACCTTTTACAGTTTGATTTTCTTTTAATTTAATTGTTTCCGCCATTTTTAAAACGCTCTATAATAAATTTCTTCATTAAAAGTAATTGCATAAACAGGTTTATTTTTTTCAACACCTGTGTCTATAATTTTTCCATCTAAAGCTTCTAATAAACCTGTTTGTGGATCTGCATAACCAATAAATTTAATTTGTTCATTATCATACAATTCGCCTAAAGAAACTTTTTCACCGTCTAAGTTAATTTCTTCTTGTCTATTAAAAAAATCTGTTCCTTTTATGTTTTCATATCCTTGAACTATATCAAAAAGTCTACCTAATTCTGATCCCATTTCTGTTTCTCTATTCATCATATCTGCATATTGTTTGTCTTGAAACGCTTTAGTCTCTTTTAATATTTCAGTTGGTGAATCACCTGCTGCTAATCCCTCTAAAACCAAATCAGCAGTTTCTCTTTTAATTTGTTGATCAAGAACATTAAGTTGAATCAGTAATTCTTGACCCTCTTTTGTTAAAGCAACTTTTGGACCAGAATCAATTATAAGCCCAAATTCTGATTTATTTAATTGTTGAGACCATTGTGTTGCAATATTTAAAACTCCCTGTTTAGATAAAGCTATATTTGTTTCAGTGGCTGGAACGTTACCAACTCTAAGCAAATTTTCTGCAAGTTCATACACATCAGGAATTGACTCATCTACACCAAAAGTTTTTAATAATCTTAAAAAGTTTGTTCTTTGTTCTACAGCAGTTCCAAAAGCACTGTTATTCAAAACATTTTTTTGAAGAATATATTTTTGTTCTTTAATACCTGCTTCGTTTCCATCTTCTACATATTTTTTAAGAATAGGTTCTGCTAAATTGTTTTTTGTTTCTATGTTGTCCTCTGCTTCTACTACGGCGATTTGTTCTGCCTGAGATAATATATCTTTAGAAGGTTTTATATCGTAAGAATTTAATTCATCAATTGCACTTAAAGGTATTGTCTGACCAAAAGTGTCACTAGTTGGTCTTGGGTCTAACACAAAAAATTCTCTTCCTGTTTGAATAAAAGTAGTATCGTAACTTTTATCACCTATGACTATATTACCTTGTACGCCTGTCTTAGCTTCAACTTCTTTTTTTTCATCTCTTACAACATTAAAAGTTCCTTTATCAAAAGTATCTCCAGTGGCAGCATTTTGAAAAGTAAATTCATTACTTTCGCTATCAAAAGTTCTAAGGGCATTGACTTGTGATTTATTTCCTAAAGTGTCTACTACCTCTACCGTAACTGGTGTGGGATCAGAAAAATCTGATTTTGTATCTTCAGAAAAATCTTGTTCTAAGCTTGTTGCTCCAGAAACTTTATCGACCTTAACTAATCTGTTATTAACAACTTTAAAATCAAATTTTTGTAAATCTTCTTCAGAAAAATCTTGTTCAACTGATGTTGTATTATCTTTTAAATTAATTTTTACTAGTCTGTCACCAATAACTTTGTATTCAAAATCTGGATCATCTTTTTCCAAAGCTAATGATAAAGCAGTTTGTTTTAAAGCAGCGTCTGGATCTTTTGCATCATATTCTTGTTTAGCTTTAATTGCCTCTGCGAACAAAGGAGTTGAAGATTGTAAAGCTTGACCCGCAATATCAAAAGCTCCACCTAGTCCGCCTTGATAAGATTTACCAGACATGAGTCCACCAAACAAGTTTAACAAAGCAGGCGCTGTTGCATCAAGCCTACTAAAAGGTTTTTTCTCTGGTACAATATCAAGACTTTTTAACATTTCTAAATTAGACTTATACTTTTGTCCTATTTTATCAACATCAGGCAAAGATGATTCAGCTAATAAATCACCAGAGTAACTACCTGGTCTATCTACATACCCTCTTTTAGGTGTAGCTAGTCCAGATGTTATACCAACACCTCTAGAAGATACCTGACCGCCTCTATTAAATAATCTTCTTTTATAAATACTCATTAGCCCATCAATGCTCCAAGGCCCGTGCCAATAGATCCTATAGCACCTGCCGCTTGTAAGAACGGATTACCTTGAGGCATCGGTGCGATAGTCTGTGTTGCTGTTCCTGCGCCTGGTGTTACTTGTTGTAATGTTTGTGAACCAAAAGATAATCTTCTATACGGTTCCATCATTTGATTTAACTGATTTTGATAATCAGTTCCTAATTGTGTCTGAGCTAATTGTTGCTGTAGACCACCAATACCCATTAATTGACTTACATCCTGACCTTGAAGAGCTTGTGTTTGTGCCCCTAGTCCAGCCATAGTGCTACCAATACCACTAGTTAGTTTACCAATGTTAGCAAATCCTGCTGCTTGTTGTGCTCTTTGTTGATTGGCTGCTGATGCTGTAGCTTGTGCTTGTTGAAAGTTTCTAGATAAATCTTCAAAAATTCTTCTTGATCGTAGATCTTGTGCGTTTCTAGCCAGTTCTGATTGTTGAATACCGAACCTACTACCACCAAATGCACCTGCCTTAACAGCTTGACCAGATAACTGATTTTCTGCCATGGCAGCTTGTCTATCTATTTCTTTAACAGCTTCATTTGTTACTGCTTGTTGATAAGGATCCATAAACTGTTGAGCTCTAGAAGGGTCAAAGTTCATCTGTTTAAGTGCCTCTGCTCCTGCAGCTGCTGATCCAAGGCCCGCGGTTTGTGCCGCCTGACCTGCTTGTAAGAAAGGTTGAAACGCTCCAATACCTTGAAACGCTAAGTTCATTGCAGCTTCTTGTGTTGGACTAAATCCTGCTACCTGTTGCTGTGGTATTGTTTGCGGTAATTGTAAAACTCCTTGGGCGTCTGCTGTTCCAAATAAAGTGTTTAATAACTCCTGTTGTCTATCACTAATATACTGTGGGACTTTAGTAGTTACAATTTGTTCTTGTGTTGACATTATGCTTTCCCCTCTAATGAATCCATCATCTGATACATTCTCTTTGCGCCTTCGCGACGGTCTCCTCCGCCTGCACCCCTGACTGCTTTAGCCGTCATGACAAATTCTCCGTCGCTTAGCATTGCGGGGATGTCGTCACTTGTCTCGGTCCCTGGTCCGAGTGACATGCCCCCTGATCGTAAATCTGTTACTCCTCCACCTTTAGCCATGCCCCCTTGTGGAAATAAGACATCACTTGTTGGAAATATTTGTTTATCTGTTGTAGGTGGTGTAAACTGTGAAACACCTGGTGCCTCTGGTTCAGTTAACTTAATTAATGCAGTTATACCCGCTGTTCCTAAACCAAATAACTTAGCAGCGTCTCCTATGCTCATGCCCCCTAAAACTGCGCTCTTAGCTTTTGCTGCTTTCTCAAGTTGACCGAGTGCAAATTCTTCTGCAGCTTCTTCAGTAAATCCTTCTGCTATTGCTTCTGCTTTTAAATCTGCTCCTTCTTTTAATAAATCTGCTGTGGTTTTATCTGCTCCTGTTCCTCTAAAATCAAACTTACCTAGTAATCCACCTGCATCTTTATCTCCTAAGAAAAATCTAGATAAACCTCCTTTGTCAAATAATTCACCAATATCCATAGCGTTGATTTTATTTCCTAAACCTCCAGATAAAAACTCTCTACCAAAGCCACCACCTAATCCTTTTATACCTGGACTTCTAAAACCACCCAGTCCACCTGATATGGCTCCACTCATTCCACTACCAATACCACCAGCGATAGCTCCTAAGAAAGGATTACCAGTTGCAAGTCCTACAATAGGACCTAAGTATTGTTCTAGGTCACCAGGTATTGCTTTTCTAATACCTTTAACAATCTTTTTTAAGAAGAATTCTGGTTGACCTGTGACTGGGTTGATAGAGTTTAATTCGTTACCAACAATGTATCGACCGGGTTCTATACCCATGTCTACCATTGTTTTAAATAATCTTTTCTTTAATACTGGATTTCTGTCTAATACTTCCATTGGCACAACAGTTTCACCTTCTGCTGCGTGCACCACGTAAGTATCTTCAAAACGACCTAATCCTCCTAGCGAGGATACGAAACTTTTAAATTGATCTAGCGACTCTAGTCCATGCATAGTATTATGTTGTATCTCCAAATATATCTAAACTATTTACCATAACGGCGACATCTCTTTTGATGTGTTCTTCTTCAGTGGAAGTTGCAGGGTTTTCGACGTCCGCCAATGCTTCTTTTTCATCAACGTATTCTTTTCCTGTTTGCGTATTAGTAATAGTAATCTTAGTCTCGACAGGTATGATTTTAACAGCACCTTTACCCGCTAATACGGTTTCATCTTTTTTTATACTCATTTTCCCATCCTTTTGCAATATAATTGTTTTAACATTTCCATCTCTTTCTGGCCTGTCTTAGTCTTGAATTAGGGTCTTTTGCAGCTTTTGGAAACTTCTTCATTTGTCCAGCGCTTCTAGCACAAAAAGACTTTCTTCTATTAGCAGCTTTACTACCTGGTTTTACCTTACCTGTAACAGCAGTCTTTAATTTAGATCCAGGATTATCTCTACGATATTTAGCAACACCAGCAGCAGTCATACCTGCTCCAGACTTAGTAGACCTAAAATATTTTTTAGTCTTGGGTGGTTGTTTATCTTGTTTTCTTACCATGTTTTTTTCTTATTGCTTCTTTAGCTCTTTTTGCAATTCTTGCCTGCTCTGCTTTACCAGACACTTTACTTCTCTGCTCAACCACAGTAAGTATTTGAATTTTTCTAGCAAACGGTTTATTAATTTTTTTGACCTTTGCAACGGTACGCCTCGCGTCAGCCGGAGTTGCGTATTTAATAGATACAGTGTCTTTTGGGTTCTCATCTGTATATAATCTTCTGTTTGATCCTTTAGGTTTTTTACCAGTTCCTTTTTTAGGATCTTTTTTTCTTGCCATTTTTCATTAATGTTTTTAAAGTTTTAGCCTGACCAGCGTGTAGTTTAGATGCTTTGTTAAGACCTTTTATTACTTTTTTTAATTTACGTTTTTTTGCGATTGTCATTTTTTTTCCTTTTTGCGAAAGTTGCTGCTCTTGAAGGCGTTGGTCCTGTGTTTGATTTAGCTTGTTTTCTTCTAACAGCTCCTGCTTTTTGTCCTTTAGACATAGCTCTTGCTTTTGCTATGGGGACACACTTAGGATAGTTTTTTCTTTTTTCTCCACCGCTTCTACCACATTTAGGATAAGAACCATCAGATTTTTTATTGGCTATGTCTACCCAATTTTCTTTTACCCAAGATCTTAATCCTTTTTTAGCCATTATGATTTTTTAGTTTTCTTTCTTTTCTTTTTCATTATAGCACCACAACCTTTTGCTATTCCACCTTGACTGTAGCTGGATACTTTTTTTCTATCTTGTGATACTTTATTAAAATCAATAACTTCTCCGCCGTCTGCCATTTTCTTTTTCTTTTTACCACCAGGAGTTATCTTTCCACTACAAACTCCACTTGCATACATATTAGCATACGCGCTAGGGTAGACTTTGAATTTTCGCTTAGCTGCGGCTTTTCCTTTTGCACAAAGTTTGCCCATTACTTTTTACCTTTTTTCTTTTTCATTTTAGCTGCTGCAATTATATCACCTCTAGTAATTTTATCTTTTGGTGGGTACATAGCTGCTAATTTTTTCTTCTTTATTGTTTTTTTAGGAGTGCCGCCTTTGTTATACATCATGCCGCCACCCATCATTTTTTTAGCTGGTTGATTATCGCCTTTTCTTTTTACCTTCATAATCTTCTCCTATGTGTTGGTTATTTGTAGCACACTAATAATAATGTGCAAATCGTTTGCATTTTGTGCAGTAGCCTTAAAGACTTCTGATTCTTTTGCAATCAAAGTCGACGTTAGTAATTCAGCCGATGTTTTTGCTGCAATAGATTTATCTTTCTCTAATGAAAAAACATTAGATCCGGAATCTGTTAATGTTAAAGTCAGTGTGCAAGCATTTGATGCATCGTCGTTAGATACACGTATTGACTTAACAATAGCCGTTGTTTCCGCTGGTACAGTATACACTGTTGTTTCATTTGTTGTAGTTAAATCTACTTTTAAATTTGTATATACGTTAGGCATTTAACTTAAAAAAAATGTAATCCTTTCCTGTTCTTCTTTTAATGTTTGAGGAACATAAGTATTATTTAACACAAATATAACCTGCTCTAAAGTTTGAATTAATTGGGATATTTGTTCTCTACTATATTCTTCTGTAGCATCTGGTAGACGAGGAGTTGTTATTTTTGACATTAGATTCCTCTCATTCCGTCTGGTTTCATATCTAGACGCAGAGTTCCATATCTCCATTTGTCATCAATATCTCCACTAGATATCCTAACAGCTATTTGTCTGCCTCTTATTCTAGTATCTTTTTTAGTTGTACTTGTTGCTATTTCAAAAGGTCCGTGCGATTTTTGACTTGCAGTCGGATAGGGTCTTGTTTTCATAGTAACATCAACATTACCAATTTGATTTTTAAAATCAGGAATAAATCTAGAAATTGACATAAAATTATCTCCGTCTGCTATATCAATATCTGCAGACTCAATGTGATTTGTCATGGCTGCACCATCGTCATTGCTCCCTGTTTCGTGAAGATATACAAAAGTTCTACCAGCTTTTAATCCATTAATTGTTGTAATTGTATCAGATGTATCAAAAGACTCAAACTCTGCAGCATAAGGAACTTCGTAAACACCATAATCAGCCCAAGCACTTCTAGCTAAACTTCCTATGTACCAAAGATTTTCTGCATAGTTATACGCTACCATTCTATCTATTTGATCGGAGTTAGCTGAAGCATAAAACCAAATAACTTCATTATAATTAGAATTAGATGAACAGTACACATCTTGCTTTGCGTTTTGATTTATGTCGTCAAAAACATAATCTTGAACGCTACAAGGTATTTTTTTAACTGCACCGTCATATAAAAAGAAGGAATCGTTACTCATCCAAAATGAATTACCAGATACATCAACTGCTGCATTAATACCTACAGCTCCACAATTAGAACCAATTTGTTTAAAACCAAATGTTAAAGGTGCACCGATAAATTGCATTTGATACAAAGCTGTGTCTGTCCAGATCATAACAGCACCTCTTGACCTCACAGCTGTATTGATTTGATTACCGTCAGTTAATCTAAAAGACCCAGCAGTGTTAGTTGCTGTTGGTGTCCAATCACTTGTTGATTCTTGATCAGACCATCTAATAAACATATTGTCTTGTGTGGATGTTGTGCCGATAGTTGTTTCTGTACCTAGACAAATAACATGTCTATCATCACCAGAAACAATCATATATCGAGATTTAGTAGGGGCACCGCTTACTTCTGATGTGCTAGCTCTATTGCTTGATAATCCTGATGAAGTGTCCCAATAAAATAGACCGCCATTAAACTGTAAAGCCAATGCGTCCTCACCCCAGTTATCAAGAGCCCATTTAGCAGATTCCAATAACACACCTTCTCCACCAGTCAAACCTTCACGAGTAGTATTCCATGTGCTTGTATTCCATGTACCTGCGCCCCAACCATAGCCAAAAAGTGCCACTGCAGCTCCTGTGTTTGTTTGATAACTTGCATTAGCTGTAGCTCCTGTAGCACTACTTGATGCGTTAGCTGGGGCTTGTATAGTGTATGTGTTAGAACTAGGCACTGTCAAGATCTCAAATTCACCTTGTAAGTTAGCTTGAGACAATCCTCCTACAGCACCACTAACACTAGCTATTGTTACAAAATCTCCAATCAAAGCACCATGACTTGCGTCTGTTACAGTAACTGTTGCAGATCCACTAGTTGTTGCAAATTGAGTAATATTTCCAGTGGCAGTAGCACGAATAGGAGTTATGTCTGAATAATTGTCTTCAGAATAAGCGTATAATTTTTTGTTGGTTCCATAGATGATATATTTAACACCACCTAAATCAGAATATGTAAGAATAGCCCTAGTTGCACCTACAAGTGCATCACTAGTTACTTTTTCCCAACCACCTATCTTTTCGGGTAAACCATAACGAAATCTTACGTTATCGCAATCTACCCATTTACCTTCAGCACCATATTCAGTGTTTTGTTTGTCAATACCTGGAGCTATTTGTAGTTTAGTTAGTGGCATAAAATGGTATCCAGAAATCTGTTCCATTAACATTAACACGAATATGTCCTGTTAAATCTCCAACACTTGTATCCGTTGTTATACTTTTTGTTTGATCTGAAGCACTTGTACCGTCAAATTTAATAAATTCTTGATCTTGATCATCTTGGTCTAAAGATAAACAAGCTATGGCACCTGAAGAATTAGATTGATTAATTTCAACAGAAGCGTCTGCTGGAGAACTTGTTCCAAAACCAATTCTGTCAGCAGATCCGTCTATAAAAAAAGCATGAGTCAAAGTATTTGTTTCTGCTCTAAAATCAACAGAAGCACCTGAGTCATTAAACGTAAATCCACCGCCATCAAAGTCAATAGCGCCAGTGGCTTTTACACCACCAACAACGTGTAATTCTGTTGAGGGTGAGTTTGTTTTAATACCAATACGATCATTACCAGCATCTGTAAAAAATAAGTTTGCATCTCCATTACCTTCAATTCTAAAGTCTAAATCAGCTGAAGATTCATTAAATACAAAACTACCACCGTCAATTGAAGTATTACCTGAAACGGTCAGTGTTCCGTTGGCCTTGATATTTCCTGCATCGTTCAAGACATCAAACATAGTAGATCCGTCAGAGTATAAAATGTGTTTAGCACCTTGAACCAATGTTGTTCCTGTGCCACCAGAAGGTTTAAATGTTAAAGTATTACCACCATGAGTTGTTGCATCATCAACAATATACCATGTCTCTACAGCTTCAGTGCTCATAGTCGTTGCACCTGATAAAGTGCCTGTTAGTTTAATAATAGCATTACTTTGTTCATCTGTTGTAGAACCGTCTGTTGCTGTTAAAGAATCGGTTGTGCTAGCGACAGCTACTGAAACATAACCCTTTGCTGCTGATTCTAGTTTTTGTAAATTATTATTTGTAATATTTCCCCAGTTTCCAGAGTTTTCTCCACTGGCCTGAAGTTCTAAATTTAATGTGCTTGAAAATGTTGATGCCATTTATGTCTCCTAATCTGTGCTCCCCGGTTCGACGTCAGAATAATCTACTGTTTGTGAATCGTCAACCTCATTCCATATAAAAAAGTCAGGAGATCCAGTAGATAATGTAATTAAATTTTGTAAGGACTCTCCAAAAGCCGCTTCTTCTCCTACACTTACCGTAATAGCTCCCGCTGTTGTTGGTGACACTGTTGCTCCGCCTGTGGCAATTTCCGTGCCTAAACTAAATGTTACCACATTAGTTGACGGAGATATTGCTACACTAGTTGTTACAGTCTCGTCTCCAACGCTAGAGGTAATGGCTACACCACTAACAAACGGTGATCCTACGTTCTGTACACCGCCTCCTCTGACAGATCCTATTGCAAACTCTGCTAATGCTCCGTGTCCTAACATTCTATCTTGCCGTTACTGGCACTCCTTTACTGCTTACAAATGGATGTTCTGCAAATGCCATGTAGATATGATTACCAGAACCATTTGAAATAGCAGAATTGCCTCTCCATTTAAATCCATTACTTAAAAAATCTACCATTAAACTTCCACCTGTAGTTACTTCGGCATCACTACCATTAGGATATAATAATTTATCAATAACATTAATGCCGTCTCTTTTATTATCATACATAGCCCAATTTTGTGATGAGTCAGTTCTTTTTGTCATAACCCAAGCAGGTTTAAATCCTGTATAAACAAATGTTCCATCTGCATTAGCATTACCTGTATAAGAACCCATCTTTGAGTAGCCTTGTTTTTCTGCAAAACAGTAAGCTAGATAAGTTGCACTATTTTCATTTAATGCATCATATGTGCTATGATACCCATCTAAAGTAAAAGTAGTTGTATTTGTTGATGTTATTCTAGCAGGGTCACTAGTATCTAAACCACTTGTGCCATTTAAAAATAAATTACCCCCACCAGATTGTGATACACTTTCATGAAAGACTCTCCAACTTTCATCACCTATTGACCTAGTTTTTGCAATAACAACTCTACACTCAGCCCCTAACCCATGACCTACTGTTTGTGCAGAAGCATTTCCATTACCTGTGTAAGTCACAATACTAAATCCCGCAGTTGTATTAGCTTGAACTGTTGCAGTTATATCACCATCACTATTAGATGATGTAGTTCCACCATTAGCTTTCCATTGCCATGCTACATAGGTTTGAGAATTTTCATTTGTTCCATTCTGCTGACCTACACCAAATCCATTACTATCAAAAGATGTGTTATGAACATCATTTCCCTCTCCTGAATTACTATCTGAATGTAAATATTTTCCTACACCTCTAGTGCTGTCAAATAAAAAATGTTGTGAGGTTGATGTTCTTTCTTTTATCCATAACCAATCAGGTTTAAAATTACCTGCATTAGCATTATTGGTTATAGACTGTGTGCTTCCATTACCAGAATATAATCTTGTATGAAAATGTGCTGAAGGGTCGTCTATTGTTGTATAAGCCATTATCCAAACTCCGCTAATCTTTTAGTACATAG